TATGTCCCTGTCTATTACAGTATTCAAATTCATCACCTTCATTATTCAAATAAACAGGATGCCTCTCGAGTCGTAGACGCTCTCACTGTTGTCATTTCCAAGGCGTATGGCACGATCCAGCGCCATGATCGTTGCGATCACTCCGTCTATTTTTTCTGACGACTTTTCCTTATCCGCTTTGATGTTCCCCGCCGGATCGGTGCGAATAAAGACGTTATCCATCATCCACCTGAGAACAGGATGGCCGCCGTGGGCTATTCTCTTTTCGAGTGTCAGCTTCATCAGTTCCTTTGTAGGGCTATTCATGTCACGAAAGCCCTGTCCGAACGGCACGACGGTGAAGCCCATGCCCTCAAGGTTCTGCACCATCTGAACGGCTCCCCAGCGGTCGAAAGCGATCTCTCGGATGTTGAACCGTTCGCCTAAGTTCTCAATGAACTTCTCGATATAGCCGTAGTGGATGACGTTGCCCTCGGTGGTTTCGAGTACGCCTTGTTTCTGCCAGAGGTCGTAGGGAACATGGTCGCGTCGGACACGAAGATCCAAGGTTTCTTCCGGCACCCAGAAATACGGAAGAACCATGTACTTGTCGTCCTCATCCAATGGCGGGAATACCAGCACGAAAGCCGTGATATCGGTTGTGGATGAGAGGTCGAGTCCGCCGTAGCAGACGCGGCCTTCGAGGTCGTCCTCGTTGACCGGGAAGGCGCAGGCGTCCCATTTGTCCATCGGCATCCATCTGACCGACTGTTTCACCCATTGGTTGAGGCGGAGCTGCCGGAAGGCGTTCTCCTCGCCGGGATTCTGCTTCGCCGACTCGCATGCGGCTTTCACCTTGTCGATGCCGACCGTAATGCCAAGCGACGGATTCGCTTTCTTCCACACCTTCGGGTCGGTCCAGTCCTCGGATTCGTCAGCGCCGAAGATGACAGGGTAAAAGGTCGGGTCATGCTTGCGCCCGTTCATGATGTCGAGCGCCTTCTGATGCTGCTCATAGCAGATGCTGTTCGTATCGTTTCCGGCGGTCGTAATCAGGAAGAACAGCGGCTGCATCCTCGCGTCGCCGCTGCCCTTGGTCATGACATCAAACAGCTTCCGGTTCGGCTGCGTGTGCAGCTCATCGAAGATCACGCCATGCGTATTGAAACCGTGCTTGTTTGCCACGTCGGCGGACAGCACCTGGTAGAAGCTGTGCGTGGGGAGGTATTCGAGCCGCTTCTGCGATTCGAGTATCTTCACGCGCTTGCTGAGCGCCGGGCAGAACCGCACCATGTCGACCGCCACGTCAAAGACGATCTTGGCCTGGTTGCGGTCGGCGGCGCAGCCGTATACCTCGGCGCGCTCCTCGTTGTCCCCGCAGGTGAGAAGCAGAGCGATGGCCGCGGCAAGCTCCGACTTGCCTTGCTTCTTGGGTATCTCGACGTAGGCGGTGTTGAACTGCCGGTAGCCGTTCTCCTTGATGACGCCGAACAGGTCACGCACGATCTGCTCCTGCCAGTCAATCAGCTCGAACCGCTTTCCCGCCCAGGTGCCTTTGGTGTGGCAGAGCTGCTCGATGAAAAGGCAGGCGTAGTCGGCAAGATTCTCGTCGTAGTGGGAGGTCTTCTCCATGAACCGCGTGACCTTGTAATGTTTCAGTTTTCGTACTGCCAATGGAAAACCACTCCCTTCATGGCATAAAAATAACCGCATCGCTGCGGCTTCTATCAGTACGAGAGCAAGAGCCCGTCCGGACTCTGCTTTCGGAATATTCAAATTCAAGTGTTGCTTAGTTGTACTGCTTCATGAGAACCGCGTAGGCGAGCTGGCTTGCTTCGTCTTCTGGTTCGATGTCCCAGCCGCGGTCGTAGTTCAGGGTGACCTTGCCGCCCACACGCAACTCCATTTTGGAAATGCGTCCGCCGTCGATTCCGTAATCCTCGGAGGGCTCGTCGTAGTGCTTCACCCAGTATTGAACGACTGTGCCGTCAATCAATAAGCTGCCGTTTGTCCACATGGTCAGGCCTCCCCGCTGATCAAGAATTCGATGCCGTTCTTGCGTTCCGGCTCCTTGCTGCCGAAGCGGTGGTCGTCGGCTCTGGTGACGGTCTTGAGTCCGTTCATCCGGCAGCCGAGGCTTGTGAGTCCGTAGATGCCGTCCATCAGGCCGGTGCTTTCATCCGTTACCACAACCGTCTTGATGCCTGCCTTGCGAAGTGTGTCAACGAAATCCGCCAGTTCGTAATCCCAAGGCAAATCGTCAATCTCGAAAGCGTCCGCGCCGTTCCGCAGGCTCCGGTCGTACTCGACGAGCGCCTTATTCTGACCGCTCGTGTAAGGGTACGGGAATTCCTCCTTTTCGCGTTTGTCGAAGGCTTTCACGCCGTCCCAGTTGTCCGCGGCGATCATCGCGTCGCGTTCCTTTTCCCGGATGGCCTGCGCCTCGTTGTAGGCGATCGCCGTGTCTCTCATCTGTTCGAAGTAGGTGTTCTTTTCCATCGTTTTTCCTCCTGATTTTCGCTTGTTTTCTGTGCCTTCCGGCATGTATATACATCACTCTTTCGAGGGTATATAGCAAGTCAATTCGGCCAGATAAATTGATAAATTTCTGTGTCTGAAAATCAGGATTCCTGCGTTTCGCCAGTCATGATGAAATGCACGTATTCGCGGCGGTGATCTTCAATATACATAACCAGTTCGTAATATCCGGAATCGAACGCCAGCCGCTGAACCTCGAGAACCGAGAGCATATTGACCTTTCCCGTATCGCGGATACTCATAATTTGATTGAAAACTTTCTCGTCCATGTCAGTCCACCACCTTTCGCACGATGTCTTCGCCGTAGATGACGTTGAGACCGCTGCCGTTGTCCCAGTGAACAAGCAGGCTGCCAGAATCGTCCACGCCGTAAACTGTGCCTTTCGTGCCGATGGGCGGCGCCTGGATGTCGTCCATTTTCACAAGCTCGATGCGCGTTCCGTTCGGATACCACTTTCTCATGCTGTCGAGCTGTTCGGGTGTAATCAGTCTCATTCCGCTTCCTCCTTCTTGGGTGTTCCGTTCTTCCAGCTTGAATTGCCGCTGAGATTCTTCAACAGAATCTTGCGTTCCTGCTTGTACTCCGCGCCAATGAATCCCAGTCTCAGCAGGAAGCAGCGGAATGCGTATTTTTCATTCGTTACCGGCGTTTCCATGGAGCTTGCCCGCTTTAGTTCTTTGGAGAGCTTGCAGAGCTTTGCGATGAACTCCGTGTAGGCTTTGACCTCATCAGATCCCGGCAGCTCCGGAAACCATGGGAATGCGATGCGGTCTTCCTTTATCTCGAACCTAAGGTCGTCGATGCCGAGCGCCTTCTTGATGAGCGTCCCCTTGGCTTCGAGGATGTTGGTCAGCGTTCCGACTGCCACCTTGTCGAGCGGAATCTCGACCGTAAGACCGGTTTCCTCGGCCTCTGGTGCGGCTTCTTCCTGCTCGGTGGATTCCTCCTTGGATTCGGTTTCAGCCGTTTCCGGCTCGAATCCCGCGGCGGCGATGGCTTCGAGAACCTTCTCGACTTCCTCGGAATCCGCCATGTCGTTGAACTCGAGCGCGCCGTCCTTGGTGACCGTGAAGTAGTCGATCTGGTAATTGCAGGTCGGCATCTTCATGTACTCGGCATTTGCACCGGTCGTGTCGGCGATGACCTTCACCAGTTCCTTTCTCTGTGCTCCTGTTACGTTGTAGTTGATTCGCATGTGTTTTACCTCCGTTTAATGTGGTTTTCTGCCGCAGGCCCTGTGCCTTTCGGCATGTCTATACATCACTCTGAACGGCTGTAATAGCAAGCAAATCAGCGATATTTCTCCGGTAGAAAATCTTCCGGATATGAGCCCTTAAAACTGTGCTTAGTACACAAAGGAATCATTCGCCGTCCGGCAGCTCGACTTCTTTTACAAGGTCGGAATAGAGGAGTTTCTTGCCATCCCGGATGACATGCACATTCTCTGCGTCACCGGTGTCCTCGACATAGCGACGGAGGATGACCGAGGCGTATTTCGGGTCGAGCTCCATCATCATGCAGGTGCGGTTCAGTTGTTCGCATGCCATGAGCGTGGAGCCGCTGCCACCGAAGGTGTCGATGACGATGGCGTTCTCCTGCGTGGAGTTCTGGATCGGATAGCCGAGGAGATCCAGCGGTTTGCTGGTCGGGT